TAATTTAGATGACGTTGATAACAACAATGTCAACAATGCACATGAGGATGAAACAGATATTCCTGATGATGTATTGAATAACAATACTTCATCCGAAGGTCTTGGTGGAGAGGATAATTCAACAGATGATACTACTCAGGAACAAACAGAAGAGATTAATACAACTGAGCAGGATAACATAGGATTATTCTTTGACGCATTCGCTGAAGAACTCGGATGGGATGTTGACGAAGAAGAGAAACCTCAAACAGTAGAAGGTCTTGTAGATTATATGAGTAGAATAATAGAAGAAAATTCTACTCCACATTATGCAGATGACCGTATAGCTAAGCTTGATGATTATGTTAAGAATGGCGGTAAGTTTGAAGATTTCTATCAGCGTCAGCAAGAATCTATATCCTATGATAATATGGATATGGAGGATGAATCTAATCAAAAGGCAGCAGTAAGAGATTACCTTAAGTTGCAAGGCTATAACGATGAGCAGATTACTCGTAAGATTGAAAGATATGAAGATGGTGATCTACTTGAAGAAGAAGCCGAAGATGCTGTAGCTCGTCTAAAACAGATTAGAGAAGCACAGTTGGCTGAACAGCAGAAACAGCAGCAGGTTATAGCTGCACAACAGCAACAGCAGGCTGCAGAGTTTATGCAAAACCTTACTACTAGTGTAGGCTCACTTGAATCTATTAGAGGTATACAGATACCTAAATCAGACAGGAAACAATTGTTTGATTATATTACTAAAGTAGACGCAGACGGTCTTACCCAATATCAAAAAGACTTTAATAAGAATCTTGTAAACAACCTCATAGAGTCTGCATACTTTACAATGAAGGGTGATACCCTTGTAGGTGAAGCTACACGTAATGGTCGCACATCTGCTGCAAATAAGCTTAGAACTATGTTGAGACATCAAAGCACAAATCATTCACGCTACAATGTCAACGAAACTAAACAGCGTTCTGTCGTAGACTTAGCGTCACAGTTCTACAGATGAACACATTATAATAATTTATGAATAATTCACTTTTAAACAATCTTCAGCTCTATCGTGGTCGTCGTTTTTCTGACCTCGTAGACGAGAATATGATTTCTAACGCACTCCTGACTAAGCCTCATGAGGTTTCAGGTTTGCTTTCTCTTGTATTTGGTACAAAGGATGATGGTGTATCAACAGCCATTGACCTTATTACTGGTGGTCTCGGTAAGACCATGATTATAGATAACCGTGAGTTTGAGTGGTCTGTAATGATCGATTCAGATCATGCTGTAAACATCCGCTATGCTAAGTGGAATGGTGCAGAGATCAAGTCTACAGATACAACTAAGACTCCTGGTATCAATGGTACTCCTATTTACCTCGGTCTTGAAGAGAAGTGGTTTGGCCCAGGTGCTATCCTTTCTTTTGATGATGTAAACTTCCAGGTACGTGTAGTAGGCTCTCCTTATCAGGATGGTTCTACATGGGTATATGAGTGCTATGTAGCAGATGGTTTTGCTGGTTCATACATTCCAGTAGAATATCTTCTCCCTGGTCGTCAGGTAAGTCGTCTCGGATCTGCTTACGAAGAGTACAGTGATGAGGCAGATATCATCAACTATCAGACTCCATTTAAGATGCGTAATCACCTTCAGACTCTTCGTCTGTCTTATGATATTACAGGTGATGCATATTCTACAGTACTTGCTATAGCACTGAAGGATCCTGAGACAGGTAAGTCATCTTATTTGTGGGCTGATTATCAGTATTGGATTGCTCTCCGTGAGTGGAAGAAGCGTGAAGAGAAGGCTCTTCTGTTCTCTAAGAGTAACCGTAATGCAGACGGTACATATGGTTTGAAGGGTACGAATGGTCGTCCTGTTCCTACTATGTCTGGTCTGTTCGAGCAGATTGCTCCAGCTAATGTTCGTTATTATACAACACTTACAGCAGAGCTTCTTGAGGATTACCTCTTTGATCTTTGCTATAACCTCCTCGGTACTAATGAGCGTAAGTTCATGGCACTTACTGGAGAGATGGGTTAACTTCTAGCCCCTTATGATGGTGACGTCATAAAGCAAATCTATTTAATTGCTGGGAACTTCTAAAGATTTTAATAACATAGATTAACAATTAAAATATGTACAATGGACAATCAGCAGCTAATACATAAACATAAACCACTTAGAGGGTTTGAATATCGTTATATTATATATGATAATGGTCAAGTGTATGACAAGTACAAAAATACATTTTTAAAACCATATCATAACCGTTGTACTGTATACGGAACCAATAATAAACCGTATGCGATAAACACACAAAAGCTATTAGATAATAGTTTTTCGCAAATAGATCTTACTGATTTTGTTCCTGTGAAAGGGCATGAATCGTATGTCATAAATAAAACAGGTTCTTTATACAATACAAAGTCTAAACGTTTTGTAAGTACTACAATAAAAAATACATATATACGATATAATGTAAATTGGTCAAGGCGAATGATGCATGAAGTGCTAGCAGATCAATTTATTCCAAATCCTAACAATTATAATTCTATAGACCATGTAGATTGTGATAAGATGAATAACAGTCTTTCTAATCTTGAATGGGTTGATTTGGAAGAGAATAAACGTAGAGCATATGACAATAATTTAATGTATGTTGTAAAAACAATGACTACGTTTATTAAAGAGAAAGAAAATTTTACTTTACTGGGACTAGAGAATGCTAGTAAAGTATTTGGTATTAAAAAATCTACTTTATGTACTTTAATAAAAAGATACGGAGATAAAGACATAGTAATACCGAGTGGTTCAATGAAAGGTTATAAAATAATAACTAGAAAATGTAAATGTAAAGTTCAACGACTATCCGCAAAGGAGTAGGGATCAAGTGATTCCGAAATGGTAGATCTCTTAGTAGAATAAGAGAAAGATATAGTCTAGTCTCATATGAAAATATGAGGAGATCTTCTGGTCAAAAGATCTCGGTTTAAAGTAACGACTTAAACTAAATACAAACGATTCGTGAATTTGACCGCATCCTTCGTGAGAAGGCCGCTTCATTCAATGTAATAGATACTACATTCATCACTGGTTCTGGTCAGAACCTTACGCTCGGTGGTCAGTTTACTACCTACAAGATGACGAATGGTATCGAGCTTACAGTTAAGCGTTGCGCACTGTTCGATAATATGGACATGTTCCGTAAGCTTCACCCAATTACAGGTAAACCATTGATGTCTTATACTTTCCTCTTCGTTGATCTCGGTCAGCGTGATGGTCAGGCTAACATTGTTAAGGTATGCCGTAAGGGTCGTGAGTTTGTTCAGTGGACAACTGGTGGTTCTGTAATCCCAAGTGGTTACGCTAATAACATCAATACACTTCGTTCTAACAGCCGTGATGGTTATCAGGTACACTTCCTCGGTGAGGAGGGTATCATGCTCCGTAACCCTCTGTCTTGCGGTATTCTCTACTGTGATGCAGATGATTCAGAGATCAATAACAGCATCGATGGCGTAACGATGGCGTAATAAATAATATATTATAATAACGATCGAGCCTCCTCTTCGGAGGAGGTGTACGACGTTACAACATACTAATTAAAATTATGGTAGTTGAATTAAAGATTAAAAAGAAACAGCCATGGTCAGGTCTTATTAAGTATAAAGCATGCTTTGATTACATTGCTCCATACTTCACCAGATCAGGTTCTTTGTATACCGGATTAACTCCCGAGGAGGAGACAAAGTACGAAAAGGTTTTAGGTCTAGCAGAAGGTACACTCGCTAAATCAAGCCCTTACTGGAATACATTCTGTGTAAAGGTAGGTGCTCGTGGCGTACTTCTAGATGATTCTATTCCACGTTAGGAAATGATTATTAAGTTCCTTAGTGGTCATAAGCGTGTTGCTACATCACTTGATAAACTTACAGCAGGTAAGGATTATCTTCTAATCAATAGGCAGGCTGAAGCTATTGAGCAGAATAAGATTAATAAACGCCGTAGAGAGGCTATACGTGAGTTTGATAAGCTCTCTCTTGATCAGATGCGTAAAGCATTGCGTATCATGGGTGTTAAGTCTGATACACTGTCTAATGAGCTTGTAGAGTCTACATTGTTTAATCTTGTAGATAAACATCCTGATAAGTTCTTTGAGAAGTGGGTTAATAACAAACAGAAGGAAACAGAGTTTATACTCGAGACAGCTATAGCTAAGGGTGTAGTTCGTAAAGATCGTACACAGTATTACTATGGTACAGAAATGTTTGCTGATTCACTTGAACAAGCAATCGCATATCTTGATGCAAAGAAGAATCAAGATCTAAAGCTTTCTATTATCAATCAGATAGAGAACAAGTAATAATTACATGATATGACGCACGCCGAAATATATACTAAATTCATGATCGAATATGACAAAGCAAATATTACGTCGTCATATCCATCACTTACAAAATATGAAATTGCTACTATTCTCAATAAAGCATATCTGTCTTTAATATCTGGTAAAGTATCAGGGAACAACTTTAGGAAGATTCCTTTTGAGAATGATACTAAGAGTATACATGATATACAACAGTTGGTTACAACTGATATATGTACTTCTACAAATAGTGCAATAAGTAATAACGAATACTCTTATAAACTTCCTATAGATTGTTTCTATGCTATATCTGCAATATGGGGTAAGTCTACAGCTTATATAATATCACATCAAGTATGTGAAAAGTATAGATAGACTGATAGTAACTATCCTTGGATTAACAACCCTATGTGTTTCATACAAGGTGATGAGATACACGTTTTTGTAGACCCTGATAAGAAGGGAGATAAACAGCTTAAGGTTACATTTGTTAAGAAGCCTAAATCATTTGATGGTATTAATGAAGATACCAAATTTGAACTAAATGATCAAATGGCAGAAGAACTAATATCCTTAGCTATTATATATGCTACAGATATAGTACAATCCTCTAGATTTAGTACAATAACACAAACTTCTCAACTTGGCTCATGACAAACGAAGAAACAAGACAGTTAGGGATCGAGTTTGAGAGGAGACTCCAAACATTGGATCCTACGCTTATGTTAAATAAGCCAGATACAGATACAATCTATTCATTCTTGAATGAAGGATGTAATACTCTACTTAGAACTATGATTGTTAGTCAGGATTCTTTACAACCTGAAACACGTTCTGACATACGTCTACAAGATGCTGTTAGAATGTTGATACGTCATAGTAAACTCAAAGTAATTACATACGATGAGGAAGAGAAATCTGATATAGAATCCTTTAAAAAGTATGGAGATTGTTACTGTACTATCGCATAGCTCCCATCAGACTTTTGGAGTTATGTAAGATCTTCTAGTATTGTAGAAAGAGTATACAATCAAGAAACAGATCAAGACAAACTACAATTAGTATCCAACAAGATTATAAGACAATCTGACGTTCCTTCCATACTTGATAAACCTTATAACGAATGGTAGATACTACGTAGTCCATTAGTTGTATTAGAAGAGACATCTGATGAATCATACATCAA